TTTATCCTTCGCCATCTAGCATGGGTATTGAGGATGGGTATTTAATTGAGAGACACAAACTCCGCCAGCTTGATTTAGAAGCGCTGATTGGCGTTGAAGGGTATGACGACGAGGCCATCCGTATGGTTCTTGACGCGTATGGCCGTGGTGGATTGCAGGAATGGCTGATTGTTGACTCAACAAAAGCTCAGGCCGAAGGTCGTAGTACCGTAGCCGTGATGCAGAACTCAGAACATTTGATTGATGCGCTTCAGTTTTGGGGCCCAGTTTCAGGTCAGATGTTGTTGGACTGGGGCTTAGATGAAGAAGAAGTTCCTGATAAGTCTAAACAGTATTACTGCGAAGCATGGCTCATAGGTGAGTTTGTTATTAAAGCGTCTTTAAATTACCATCCTCTTGGTAAAATGCCCTATTTCAAGGCTTCTTATGAAGAAATTCCAGGAACATTTTGGGGAAACAGCACCTACGACCTCGTTAAAGATTGTCAAGATATGTGCAATAGCGCAGCTCGGGCTCTTTCTAACAATATGGGTATTGCTTCTGGCCCCCAAGTGGTTATTAATGTTGACCGCGTTCCTGCTGGCGATGACATTACCAATCTATATCCTTGGAAAATCCACCAAGTAACTAGCGATCCGATGGGGTCTAGCGCCAAACCGATTGACTTTTTCCAGCCTAGCTCTAACGTACAAGAGTTGCTAACCACATACGAAAAATTCAGTGTATTGGCTGACGAGTATTCTGGCATTCCGCGTTACATGACTGGCAATTCTCCTTCGGGTGGAGCAGGTCGTACAGCGTCTGGTATGTCCATGTTAATGAGCAACGCCAACAAAGCTATGAAGCAGGTTGTTCAAAATATTGATACTAGCGTTATGACTCCATTGTTGGAGCGTTTGTATTTTTACAACATGAAGTATTCTGACGATAATGAACTTAAAGGCGACATTAATGTTGTTGCCCGTGGCGCAATTGGTATTGTTGCTAAAGAAGCCGCGCAAGTTCGTCGTAATGAATTTTTGGCGGCAACGGCTAATCCAATTGATATGCAGATTATGGGTATCGAAGGCCGTGCTACTCTTTTAAGAGAGATGTCCAGAGATTTAGATATGAACCCTGACGAGATTGTGCCGCCAAGAGAAATGTTAAAAGTGGCACAGCAAGTTCAAGCTATGATGCAGCAAGGGCAACCCCCTATGATGCCACCACCAGGTCAACCTCAAGGAAATCCCACCAATAACCAGCAAACGTTGGCTAATGGTGCTCCAATAACAGATAATTTCTAAAGGTTGACAAAGCGCTTTGTTTATTGTACAAACTAGATATATAGGAGTTTCTTATGAAATCATCAAAACCTGATACTCGCGGGTATGCAAGCGGAACAGTATCTACAGGCTTAGGCCCGATGCGTCAAACCCCAGCAGGTAAACCTGCTAACGATAGAGTTGACATGAAGGGCTTGCCCCGCCAAGTTGGCGTCGGTAAAGAGTTTCCTGGCGTTGGTAAGCCTTCAATTAATTCCATTGGAACTAAAAAAGCCATGGGGACAACAATGAAACGCACCGTAAAAGGATAAATCATGGCTCCAAATAAAATGATGGGCAAAGGCGGAGACATGTCGCAAGACAAGGCTCTAATTAAAAAAGCTTTTAAGCAACATGATATGCAAGAGCATAAAGGCGGTAAAGGTACAGCTTTGCATCTTAAAAACGGCGGTAAAGCAAAACTTAACGTTAGTAAAAACCCTGGTCTAGCTAAATTGCCAACACAAGTTCGTAACAAAATGGGTTACATGAACGCTGGCGGTAAAGTTAAGAAATATGCTGGTGGCGGTGAGGCTAGCGAAGAAATATCAGGTTACGGCAATCAAGAAAAAGCTGTTGAAGAAAAAACTACCCCTTCTGCTGCTACACGCAGTATGAAAGGTGCAAGTTCTGAGGGCGGTTCAGAAGCTGTTTCTGAAAAAAAACCTGAGTTTAGTTCTTTTAAAGAAGCTTACGCTTATTATAAAAACCCTAAAAACGGAGGAGAAGGTACTACCTTTGACTATAACGGTAAAAAGATTTTAGTTAAAGATAAAGCAACACCTACAGAATCAGCTAAACCTGCTTCTGGCCCATCTTCTTACGCCGAAATAGAAAAAAATGCTCCCTCTGGAACTTCTGATGCCGCAATGAGAGCAATTAGAGCTAATGCTAAAAATGAATCAAACAAAATGGCTGATTTAGAAAAAGGCACTAGTAGAGGACAAAAAAGTTCAGTAGCAGCACCAAAAATAACTGAGAACAAATCGTCTAGAAAGCCATTTGCACCAGGCGCTGTAGATAATTCTTATTCTGGTTCTAGATTTGCCAGTGGCGGAATGGTTAAAGCTCGTCAGACAGTTAAATCTCTTGGTAAAGCGTGCTAACTAAACCAGATACGCAACAGCTACAAGCTATTGCAAGAATTTCAAGGTCAAGCGATGGAGAGGTTTTGAAAACGTTTCTTCAAACCGAACTCGATCGTTTAACCACAAGTTTGTTGGATACGTCCGACGCAAACACCCCCATAGTCCAGGGGATGGGAAGAGAATGTAGAGACATTCTTATCTTACTTAGGGATTCCCCTGAGTTGGCAGAGAAGATCCGAAAAGCCTAAGGTTTGACCCGGCGGATTGGTTTGTAACACGCCTAAAGCGAAAGCTCGGCATAAGGAGTATTTATGGCATTGCCTAAACAGGTGCAGAGACAGTTAGATGAGATTACTGCGTACGAACAGCAGGTTGCAGATGCTCAAGCAGCAAATGAACCCAAGCCAGACGAAACGCAAGAACAAGAGGATAACAGTCTTAAACCAGTTGAAAATGCCTCGCAGCCAGTAGACAACACTCCAAAACCAACTGGAGACGATGACCCGAATAGCCTGACATGGCGGCAACGCTATCAATCGCTACAAGGTCAGTTCAACAGTCAAGTGCCATCCTTGCAACAGCAGGTACAACAGTTGACGGAAACGGTGGGAAGTCTAAACGCAAAGCTCGAACAGCAAGTGGCGCAACCGCCTAAAGTTGAAGAGCCAAGCGAACTGGTTACGAAAACTGACGTTGATGCTTTTGGTGAAGACCTTGTAGATTTGGCGAGACGCATAGCTAAAGAAGAATTTGGCAAACGCGAATCAAAATATCTAAAGCAAATTGACGCATTGGAAGGTAAACTGACTGAAGCTACAGGCCAAGTCGGTGTGGTACAGGAAACGCAGGCGGCAGCCACGACTGAAAGATTTTTTGAGAATCTTACAAGACAACTGCCCACATGGGAAGAAATTCAGGTAACCCCTGAATGCCAAGAATGGCTCGGTACTAGAATTCCTGGTATTGGGGCAACTTGGAACCAAGCGTTGCAAAACGCTGCTGCGAAAAGAGACATACCCGCCGTCATGGAAGTGTTTGATGCGTTTTTTGAGCGTAATCCAAACATGAACCCTAGAGTTTCAGCTCAAACCCAAACTAATGCTCGACAAGAGTTAAACCGTCAGGTAGCCCCAAGTAAAACTTCTGCTTCTAATCAGCAGGCAACGCAACGACGTATTTATACTGTTAAAGAATATGAACAGGAAAGTATGAAGATCATGCGGTTTATGCAGCAGAATAAGAAGGAAGAAGTCAGGCGCTTGGAGGCAGAACTAGATGCTGCTTTGGCCGAAGGACGGGTAATTCCGTAATTTTGTTGGGGCGGCGTGTTAACAAACTGTAAATTTTTGGAGTCTTAAATGAGCACAATTACACCCGCAGCCGTGATGGCGGTTCAATCGCCTTTCACCACAAGCCCTTCCTATTCAGGTACGTTTATTCCGACCATTTGGTCTAGCAAATTGAACATCAAGTTCTATGCTGCTACGACTTTTGGCGATGTTTCCAACACAAGTTGGGAAGGCGACATCAAAAACATGGGAGATAAAGTTGTTATTAATAACATTCCTACAATCTCTATCAATTCATACACAATTGGTCAGAACTTGAGTTATGAAGTTCCAACACCAAACACTGTTGAGTTGCAAGTGGACAAAGGTTATTACTTTGGCGTAAACGTTTCTGACGTTCTTGAGTACCAAGCTCAGCCTAACTTGATGGACATTTTCACAACTGACGCTGCTAATCAAATGAAGATTGCCGTTGACCGTGAATGTTTCTTGAACGTTATGGCTTCTGGTAATGGCCCTGATGCAGCCAACGTTGGTGCTACAGCTGGTGTATTGAGCGGTAGTTATGCCCTCGGTACAGACGCTAGCCCTGTTGACTTGACAACAACTGTTGATACTGTTTTAACAACTATCACAGCCATGGGTTCAGTTCTTGATGAGCAAAACGTTCCTGAGACAGACCGTTTTATCGTTATTACCCCCATTGAGCGTCAAGCATTGATGTCTTCTAAGCTTGCTCAAGCTTATGTTACTGGTGACTCTGAGTCTATCCTCCGTAACGGTAAGATTGGCCGCATTGATCGTTTCGACATCTATGTGTCTAACTTGTTGCCTAAAGCTGCTGTGAACCAAGATTACTTCGGTAATACTGCTTCTAGCGTGCCAAAGCGTCACGTTATTATGGCTGGCCACAAGTCTGCATTGACTTTTGCATCTCAAATCAACAAGGTTGAGTCTATTCCTAACCCCAATGATTTCGGTACTTTGGTTCGCGGTTTGATTATTTATGGTCGCAAGAACGTAAAGAACACAGCGCTTACTTACGCTATCGTTAAAAACTAATTAAGCCCCCTACGGGGGGTTTTCCTTTTTTATTTTTGGAGATTTATCATGGCAAATTCAGTACAGATTGGTCAGAGCGTTGGTGGTATCGAGGGAGCTACAACTGCTATCGCAGGCGTAGGTACAGCACAGTCTGGTGCAGCGGCTCTTCCTGGCGCAATTAACATTGTTTCAGCAGCTTCTGGTCAAACAGCTTTTGTTTTACCTTCTAACTATCCTTTAAATTGCCCTTTGTATATTATTAATACTAGTGCAGTTGCAGGAGTGGTATACCCAGCTTCTGGCGGTTCTATCAATGGCGGTTCAGCCAATGCTTCTAAAGCTTTGTCTGCTAATGACACATCAGTGTTCATTCAGTACGGCACAAATCTATGGGGTTCCGCACTCGGAGCTTAATAGTAAAAGAGCCCCCTCGGGGGCTCTTTCTGTGTTAATATTTAGCTACTTTTTCTTTGAGGTAGACGTATGGCCACCCTATTAGTCAGTCAACTTTTAACAAACGTTTCTATTCTTTTGCAGGACACAACTAATGTTCGGTGGTCGCAAGCAGAATTGTTGAGTTGGATGAATGATGGCCAAAGAGAGATTGCTCTCTATAAGCCAAATGCGTTTATTATCAACGCTGCTGTTCAACTTGTGGCTGGCACAAAACAAACACTACCTTCCACTGCTGTGTCTTTGATTGATGTAGTTAGAAATCTTGGTACTAGCGGAACAACTCCTGGCCGTTCCATTAGAACGGTTTCTAGAGAAATTTTAGATGCGCAAACACCCTATTGGCATAGCGCAACTGCTGCGGCTGAAGTAATTCATTTTACTTATACTCCTTTGGATTTAAAACATTTTTATGTTTATCCGCCACAACCAGCATCAGGGCAAAATCAAGTAGAGATGGTTTATCTTGCTTCTCCCACAGATGCTACTTTGACATCCACAATTACGCTCGATGATATTTATATCAGTGCGTTAACCGATTACACGCTCTATAGGGCATATAGTAAAGACACCGAGTACGCAGCAAATACCGCTTTGGCGGGCTCGTATTATCAGCAGTTTATGGCTATCATTCAAGGCAAAGCTACCGCTGAAATGGCTAGTAACCCCAATCAGTCTTTGGGATCATTTAATCCTAACGTGCCTGGGTCAGATAAATGAGTTTAACTACTCGTCCTTATACGGATTTTTTACCTTTTGTTTTGCCCCTCGTACCAAATTGTTACGAGGGACAAGCGACTTCAGCTATTCGAAATACGTGTATTGATTTTTGTAGAGACTCATTGTTTTTACAGCAAGACTTAGACGCAATCTCGGTTAGCGCAGGTCAGGGTACATATGATGTTGATGTCCCTACGGGCTATGTTCTTGGGCAGGTGTTAGGCATTTATTATTTGAGCCGTAGACTTGAACGTAAAAGCCAAACCGAATTAGAAAAACTGTACACCCGTAACTGGCAGGTTCTTCAAGGAACCCCGCAAGTTTACACTCAGTTAAACCCAGATCAGATAACACTTGTTTATACTCCGGATTATTCAGTGCTAGGAGCTATTACAGGCCGCTTTTCGTACATTCCCACAAGAGCGTCTACCGCTATTGATGACATGGTGTTTGAGAGGTTTTTAGACGTTATTGTCGATGGAACGGCAAGTCGTTTGATGGCAACTCCTAATCAACCGTATTCCGATGCAACTGCGTCTATTGCCTATCAACGCGTGTTTAGGGATGGATGCCAAAGAGCCTTGCGCTACACGCGTGATGGTATGAACAACGCTCCAATGCGAGCAAGATATAACAGGATTTGGTAATGTCTACATATATCAAACTCGTTCAGGGCGATGTAAATAATCCCCAAGTTCAAGCAACTCTTACGGATGATAATACCGGAGCCGTTATTGATCTTACCACTGGCAGTCCTTCATGTGTTTTAAAGTTTAGAGCCGCTGGTTCAACCACTTTAATTGATACGCTAGCCGGTACTATTACTAATGCGTCCGGCGGAGTTGTAGTTTTTCCAATGGGCACTTTATCAATGGCGGGTGATCCTGGAGATTACGAAGGACAAATTACTGTGACATGGGCGTCTGGTTCAAGAACAGGAAAACAATCTACCTACGCTGTATTGCGTTTTAGATTGGGTGAAGGCTTCTAATGTCAAATACGTACTCGTACATTACTTTAAAAGCGCTGATAAATTCACCAGCGTTAAATGCTACGACGACGTATCAGTTGTTAACCGCGACTCTTATTACAGGTCATTTTGTAGATTTTATTAATTTAGCTGATACGCTTACATCAAGCGATCAACAAGTAGTGTCTTTTGGAAAGTATCTTGATGACGTCTTTAGCGTTTCTGATTATGCTAGTTTAAGTACAGGAAAAACTTTAACGGATTCAATTACGTTAGCGGATGTTTTATCTTTATTGACAACCTTATCAAAAGCTGAGACAGTTACAGCGTCCGATGCAAAAGTAATAGCGTTTACTGGAAGTCAAGCCGATGCCGTAACTGGGGCAGATTCCATAACCAGTATTGCGTTTACTAAATTTCTTGCGGATACTCTAACTTCTAGTGATGCTCTTGTTATTACTTCTGGTGAGTCAAAGCAAGATGCTGTGGCTATTGACGATATCGGTGCTCTTGACCATCCAGTCATGAATATTGGTAAAATTCTTGCAGATACAACAACTTCATCTGATTCAGGTGTTTTGTTTATCCAAGACTATAGCGACATCACGTATTTTTTAGAGGACTATGTCGGGGTATCCCGTACTTTTTAAGGAAACATTATGAACATGAACGAATCTTTGCAAATTATTGGTAAGCTCCGCATAGTCTTGACAGATGCTCAAGGTCGTGTAAAAGAAGATCAGTCGGTTAACAACACAGTTATGACCGTTGGTAAAACTTTTATTGCGTCCCGCATGGCAGGAGTTGCAAGCACCGTGATGACGCACATGGCTGTAGGTTCTGGAACTACCAATCCAACTGATCCTGCTCAAACAACTTTGGCTACTGAACTTGGTAGAGTAGCTTTGGGTACATCAGGCGGCTCGCCTTCTTCCAATGTCGTTACCTACTCAGGAACATTTGGCGCTGGTACTGGCACAGGATCAGTTACCGAAGCTGGTATTTTTAACGCATCAAGTGCGGGAACAATGCTTTGCCGAGTAGTTTTTGGGGTTGTAACTAAAGGGGCAAGCGATACAATGGCTGTTACTTGGACTGTAACGGTGAACTAATCTATGAGTACAATTGTTACCCGATCTGGTAAAGGCTCTCCTCTAACAAATAACGAGGTAGATGCTAATTTTACAAACTTGAATACTGACAAAATTCAAGTGACGGGTACACCCACGACTGGTCAGGCAGTTATTTGGAACGGTAGTGCATGGGTTCCTGGGGCAAGTGCAACCTATCCTGGGGCAGGTATTGCTAACTCTACGGGATCAGCTTGGGGTACTTCTTATGGAACTTCAGGAGCTAATTCCGTTGTTCTTAGAGATGCTAATCAAAATATTGTTGCTAACTCAATAAGTGAAACATATTCAAATGTAGCTGCTGCGGGTACGACAACAGTTCTTACTGTTGCCTCAGGGCCTAATTATGTTGTTACTGGTTCTGGAGGGCAGACTTATCAATTGCCCGATGCCACTACTTTACCTAATGGCATAAATTACACATTTAATAATAATCAAAGTTCCGGAACTATTATTGTTAAGAATAATTCATCAACTACTGTAGCTACAATTCAATCGGGCGGGTATGTAGATGTTATTTTGTTGTCTAACGCTACAGCAGCGGGTTCTTGGGACGTTCACGCCTCCACACCTTCTAATGTTTCTTGGTCAACCAATACGTTTGATTACGCGGGTTCAATTACTTCTGCTACTTGGAATGGTGCAACAGTAGCTGTTAACCGAGGTGGTACTGGAGCTACAACAGCTCAAGGTGCAATTAATACTTTTGCTGGTGCAGTAACTAGCGGGTCTTACCTTCGCGGTAACGGTACTAACGTAGTCATGTCTACGATTCAAGCTGCCGATGTTCCAACGTTAAATCAAAATACAACTGGTACAGCAGCTAACGTAACTGGTACGGTTGCCATCGCCAATGGCGGTACTGGACAAACAACAGCTAACGCTGCGTTCAATGCTTTGATTCCGGCTCAAGGGTCTAACTCAGGTAAGTTCCTAACAACAGATGGATCAAATACATCTTGGGCAACTGTAACCGCTGGCGTTTCTCAAATTGTTGCTGGAACAAACGTTACCCTATCTCCTACAGGCGGTACTGGCGTTGTTACTATTAATGCCGCAAGCGCAACAGCTTCTTATGTAAGAACAGCATTTACAGCAACCTCTGGTCAAACTTCATTTACTGTGGCATACACAGTCGGATACGCTGAAGTATTTTTAAATGGTGTTTTACTTAATAGTACAGATTACACAGCGTCTAGTGGAACTGCAATCGTATTAGCATCAGGAGCGTTAGTTGGAGATATTGTCGAAGTTATTGCTTATAACACTGTCGCTATTGGCTCTCTTACTTCAACTGGTGTCCTCGGCGGAACATCTGGTCAGTTATTAACTTCAAACGGTACAAACAGTTATTGGGCTAATGCACCTGTAACATTACCTAGTCAATCAGGTTTAGGCGGTAAGTTTTTAAAGACAGACGGATCAAATGCTTCTTGGAGCGCATTACCATCTAATTTGCCAGTATTAAATTATTCTGGCTCAACCATTAGTGTATCGGTAGCAAACGGATCATTACCTGTACTAAATTACAGCGGTTCAACAATTAACGTAACTGTGAGTTAAGGAATAATATGACAGCACGATATCCTCTGGTGCTTAACGCCACCACAATTCAAGAGATTCAAAGTACAGATACAATTAATTTAACATTAGGAGTTAACCTTCCTATTTCAACAGGCGTGAGTGGTCTTGGAACTAATGTAGCAACATTCTTGGCAACTCCATCCTCGGCTAATTTAATCTCTGCTGTAACAGATGAAACAGGTTCTGGTTCTTTGGTGTTTGGAACAACACCTACATTAACTACTCCAGCTATTACAAATCCAACCATCACTAATTATGTGGAAACGCTTTATGCAGCCAACACATCAACTGCAATCGCAGTTGCATTGACAAATGGTACGGTTCAGCAGTTAACTTTGACAGGTAATGCGACTATAACAATGCCAACTGCGGTGGCGGGTAAGTCTTTTATTATCATGCTCAAGCAAGATGCAACAGGTTCTCGGACAGTTACTTGGTCAACGGTAGTATGGGGTGGAGGAACAGCTCCTACAATCACATCAACAGCATCTAAACAAGATATTTATTCTTTCTTTAGTGATGGAACAAATTGGTATGGTGCAACTATTGGGCAGAACTACTAATGTTTGGCGCATCTAAAT